AATCGTCCTTACCAACATTGGCCAGTTTAAAGGTTACAATGTAATCGTTGTTCTTATATACCTTTATTGGATTATTGGTGTAAAACTTTGCATAAAAATTTTCTCTACCAATCGGAAATGTTGCAATTTGCTTGGTAGTAATTTCGACTTTAAGTGCATCTGTTAATACAGTTTTATCATATGTTTGTGTAGTGTCAAACCGAGTACTATCACCATTTACAATTTCAGATGTCCAGTAAAAATTTACATGATTAGTATCTTTGATTTTTCCAATTGGTACATATTCATTTGTACTTGATGTTAAGTTTACAAAAAGTTCTACAGGGAGCAAAGGTTCATCTGATAAATGTTCAAATGTTTTAAAACCTTGACTTCTAGCAAACAACCTAACGGCGGAAACCCTTCCACTTTCAGGTATCAAATCTGCCAACTCTACATTAACAAATGATTGGTAGATATCATTTGTTACCTGACTACCACTTTCATTTTTTCGATAAGTAATTGTATAATCACTACTATCAAACTTAGATGGAGAAAAGTAGTAACTTATTGGATTACTATATCCATTACTTTCTTTAAGTAGTTTGAAATAATACGGAGGTGAGACTACAGCTAAACTGTTGTTAATTACCGATGTAATAGTACCTTGATATCGGGTACTATATCCACTGGCAATAACACCAGAACCAGTGGATGGTGTAATATTCTGTGGGGATTCAACAACAAGTCTACCACCAACAAAATCATCGGTAAATACACCATTACTGGATTCAATTAAGGGTAATTGTCTTAGATATTTGTAACTAAGTTGACCGGTCGATGATGTAATTTCAGCTGGGTATGATGCAGATATGTACTGCATCCTCAGCTCTGATATGTTTATTCTAGGTTGTTGTCTAAAAATAGGTCTAGCCATATAGTAACTCTCATCATATAAGTATCAAACGTGTATAACTTTACTAAAACCTTTTTCTTTATAAATCTCAACCAAATCATCAACCATATCGCGCATCATATCGATGTGAGATATAACAAACAAGAAGTCAAATTCACTTTTCAAATAATCAAATAGATTATTTAGAGATGTTACATTCTGGTAATCAAGAGCCCCAAACCCCTCATCAATCGATAAGAAATTTGGTCTTGGTAAACTTGATATGTTAATCAAAGCAACTCGTATTGCTATTGAACTAATGAACTTTTCCATACCAGAGGTTAACTCTAGTCCCCATTTTTCATCATCTCCATACACAATATAAGTTAATATGTTTTTACCATCAACATCAAATTCTATTTTAAAATCAACAATTTGAGATAAGGTTTGGTTTACTTCATTTTCAATATAAGGTAAAACATCTGAAATAATAGTGTATGGTATACCATTTCGACGAATTGCATCCAAGTAATATTCATAGGCTTTCAACTCAAGTTCAAGAGTATGCGCTCTATCAATCGATTCATTAATTGCTTGAATTTTTGAATTTGAAACTTTAATATTTGAAATAATATCTTGCAATTCATCGGAAATATCAGCCAAGGTAGATTGTAGTTTAGCCTTTACTTCAATTGCTTCGGATATTTTAATATTTATTGATTCATTATGTTTTATAGAATCTTCATTTCGATGATACAATGTAATTTTATCATTTACAGATTCCAATTTAGATTGATGAGAAATCAATTCGGATTCTCTTCTAACTAACTTAACATCAAGTTCTGATTGATACTGTTTGTATTTTGAAATTTCATTCTTTATGGATTTGTAATTTTCTATTATACCTTCACTACCTGAATGTTCCGTAATTATAGTATCTAACTTTTTAGATGTATCAAGTAATTCAACAACTAGTTTTTTATCAGATTCCAATTGTTGTTGAATTTTAAATGCACTTTTAACAAATGGAGTGTTTTTGCAAAAATCACAATTTGGGTCAAACTGCCCTATAGCACTTAGATTATCCAACTTGGATTTAACACCAACTTTCATTAATTCTATCTTGCTAGTAACCTCACGTTTTTTATCTAAAGCCGCTATCCACTTATCATAGTGTTTAGTAGCATTATCAATGTCAATGAGTTGCAAATTGGATTGAAGTTCTTCTAATTTTTTTACATTTTCACTTTGATATGATTTATACTTTTCAATTTTTTCTTTATATTCAGATATTTCTGATTTAATCATTTCACATTCAGATGTAAGGGCATCGATATCCAAATCAACATCTATCGTTATTAAGTTTTTGTTTAATTCATATAAAATCTCATCAGTTTTATCAATCTCTGATTTGATGGCGTTCAACTCAATCAATTTAGAATTACGAGCAGCTTCATATCGATTTAACAAATCTTCTTCATCAATCAATTGTTGGTCATAGTCAACATTTTTGAAATCACGTAACAACGTAGTAACATCTCGAATGTCATCACTTGCCAAATTATAAAGTTCCTCAAAAATTGAAATATCTAAAAACTGAGCTAATAAGTCCTTACGTTCCGTTTGTGATTTTTCAATAAACCCAGAACTATCATTTTGTACTGACATTGAGGTCAGTACAAAATCATCATATGTACCCAATAAAGACTTTATGTTTCTATTTGTATCTCTACGTTGTTCGCCATTCAAAGAAACAGTTTGACCATTTTCAATAGTCCAAAAATTTACATTTACCTTTACAGTTCCATTTTTTTGTTTTTTGGCAATACGTTCTACAAAGTAGTCTTTTCCATCAACTTCAAAATTTAGTTTACAATGAAAATTAGATTTTTTGTTATTCATGATGTCAAGAGCAGTTCTACCACGACTACACTTGTCAAATAAACAAAACGAAAGAGAATCTAGTATAGCAGATTTTCCAGTATGGTTTGGAGCAAATAACCCAACAATACCATTTGATTTGGTAAAATCAATGGTGTTATTTGCTCCATAACTAAACATATTTGAAAACTCAAATAATTTTGGTTTCCAATTTACATTACGTGTGATTTCAATACCACTAAGATTGTTATTTAATTTTTTGTTTATCTCATAAATTGTATTGATAGTATCACTATCAACTCCATGATGTTTACTAATATACTCACGTAACAATTCATTTTGATAATTTACATCGCGTATATCTCTCGTTATAGCTTGCGATGATTTACTCTGACCAACACTACTTATTCTATCTGTTTTTATTGTAGTAATGTCGATTGGTTTACAAATACCTTTAATTTCTCTGATGATGTTTTTTAACTCGGCTTGAGTAGTGTTTGTTGTCTTGATTCTAAGTCTAGGATATTTGGGCAAATTTGATATAGTTGGTAAACACCCATCCACAACTTCAATTGTGTAAAACCCCCACTCGTTTTTAAAATCAACAAATTCACATGATTTTGTATCTAAATCCCATATTGCACATCCGTGATTTTCATAAGACTCTCCATGATTTTGTTGCAATAAAGAACCAGGTTGAAGTATTGTTTTTTCTTCATTATAAAATTGTCGTTTGTGAATGTCACCAAGCATTGCTATATCATATCCATCAAACATTGTAATGGGCAAATCTTTATTTGAAACTCGATACCCAACATCTGTAATAGACATATCCAAGGCACCATGAAACAAAGCAATCTTTGTTTTGGCTTCAAATGAGTCTGCTTTAATGTAAGTACTTGGTTTATCAAAAATACCAAATACAACAAAATGAACATCTGCTATTTGATATATTCCAGAATCTTTAAGATAATGTAGATTTGGATTATTGATACTTTCAACAATTGGTGAAAGTGTATCCAACCTAGATGGGTTATTTAGATTAGCATCATGATTTCCAGTTATCAATATTGTGGTTCTACGGTTGGCCAAGTTGTTTAGAAATTCACTTGTAACCTTTATCAGTTCTGGTGAAATATCAGTTTTACTGTGAACAATATCACCCCCCACATATACTATAGAGTTTTCAGGAAGTTTATCAACTTCCTTATATAGTTGTTTAAAAACACTAATGTACTCTTTGTGTCGTTGATAGTTTCTGATGTGAATATCGCTTACATGAAGTACTTTATCAATACTATCAAATTTATATGGTATGATTTTAGTTTTCAAATTTCAATTCCATTATTTTATACAAATCCAATTCAACTGATTTTTCTATCATAGAAGTAACCACTTGATGCCCAAGTTCACTTGGGTCTTTATCTCCCATATCAATCAAATGAACTGATATACCGTTATTCATAAAATATTCTGCGTGTTCTATGGACTGTTTAATAGCATCACCATCTAAGAGAATATTTATACGACTTACACCTTCTTCAATTATCTTCAACTTCAATGATGTTGGAATAAATTTACCAAACAGAGGTATTGTATTATCACCAACTGCTATAGCATCAAACATACCCTCAACAATGTTTATAGGCTCATTCCAATTTATCAAAAGTTCATTACCAATTATATCCTTCGATACCATTGGATTTTTGTGTTTCATACCCCCATCATAAAACGAACGACCCACAAAATAATTTAAAATACCATTTTTATCATATGATGGTAATATAATCATACCAGCATATGGACCATCTTCACAATACCCAATATTATAACGAAGTATATCGTATTTACCTATATTTCTTCTTTTAAGGTATTTTACTGCATTTCTGTAATCTGGAGAACGGTATGAACCAGCCCAAATTGGCATGTATTCTAACGGTAATGATACTGTTTTTTCAGAAGGCTTTTCAGATTTACTGGATATTATTTTATTTCCAAAAATTTTATATAACTTATCAAGATGTATTTTATCAGCTCCCATCTTGAAGAATAGTGTATCCAATTTTACACCAGCTTTACCACATACCCAACAATGATATTTACCAGTGTTTAGATTTACACTAAGTTTCTTTTTATTATGAAAACAATATGGACAATGTACAAGATACTCATCATTTTTGACAGACCCCTGTTCATTGAACACTTGGTTTAGTAGTTGAATCAATGTATTTTTCATCAACATACAATATACTCAATATAATTGATTTATCCAAATCTTTTTCTAACAATCTCAGAAATGATTTGTTTTTCAGGCGGTGTGTGTTTGGTACCTAAAAACTTCCTACTACCTATAGCACTGTTATAAAATTCAAATTCACCATTTGCTAAAACTCTAGTAAGTACATCAAACTTGTGTTGTAAATTCTCTTCTAAATAGTTAACCTCGCCTCTAGTATTTCCAAACTGTAGTATTTCAAACTTAAAATTATTGATACCAAATTTAATAATATCATCATTCAACTCATTCGATGACGATGTATATTCTCTCCAATTTGATTCTTTTTTGACAACCTTTCTACGTTGTTTGTTTTTTTGTTTTACACGTCTAATGGTTTCAAAATATTTTCTACCTATGTATTTTTTATTAGTAATGTTATTGGTTATCAAATAGACAAACCCCACGGCACCATCTGGCGGTGTATCAAGTAGTTTATCATCAAATAACCAATTAACCATCAATAATTAGAAAGTATATCTAAAACAGTATTGATAGCCTCATGTCTGTGATTTTCTGTAAGTTTAGTTACAAATACGTAATCACAATCACGAAACTTTGGTAATTCATTTATGGCAGAATGGTTTCTATCCTTCAAGTCAATCTGTTGCGAATCACCAGTAAAAATCATCAAACTATTTTTACCTAATCTACCCACACACATTTTTAACTGAGATTTGGTTAGGTTTTGAAATTCATCAACAATACAAACAGCATTTTCAAATGTTCTACCTCTAAAGTGGGCAAGAGAAACCAGTTCAATATCTTCACTGGATTCCAATTTGTCCAAGATTTCAGGTTTATTATAAACCTTTCTCATATTACTTTTAATTGGAACCAACCACGGATTCATCTTTTCCTTTTCACTACCTGGTAAAAATCCATTATCCTCAGTTGAAACGGTTGGACGTGTCATGATTATTTTATTAACCTCACGTTTAAAAAACAAATCCAATGCCACTTGCACTGCTAATAAAGTTTTACCACTACCAGCCTTACCTATTACAAAAGAAAATGGATGTTGTAATATTTGGGCTTTTGCTTGTTTTTGTTCTTCTGAAAGTGTAAGTGAAAATCGTATGTTACCTTTTGGTGCAACCTTTTCGATGTTTTGTTTTTTAGTACTCATGTATCAAATCTTACCATGAATGTTATATCGTAATCAATTGGTTTTTTTATTGGTCTTGCCATTTTTCCAACTGCCAATAATTCATTAGATTCATTATACAACCCAACTGTTGTAATATATGGTGAAAAATAACTATTATCTACTAAAGAGGCTGTAATATAACCAAGCGATGCAGATGTAGGTTCTAATATAGTTGGGTTTTGAGTAATTGAAAATTCAGAATCAAGTACTTGGCATAAATAAATGTGTTCTGTAACAACATGCGTTCCTTTGAAATCTAACTCAAAATCATCAGTATCAATATTGTGATAAAATGATGTTGGGAACCCATCACCTTTGGGCGGTGTAAGTACAACCATTCCGTGTTCATAAAATATGTTACCCACATGATTTATACTACTTTCAGTTACAAAAAAACTAGAGGTCACATTATTTGGAATTGCTCTATCCCATATTCTAAAATCACTCAATTCACCTTTAAATGGTCTAATAATATTTCTATTTCTTTTATTATCTATCCACGAATCCGAGTAACTATCATAATATCTATTTTTATATCCAAATGGGCGACCTCCAATGTGTATATTTGTTTTATTTTTGAGTGGTTGTCCATGTGCCGGGTCCGATTGTGTATCTGATAATATTCCATTTAAGCTCTGTAGATTTACATTTAGATTACTTCCTGTTTTTTGGAAAATAACAGAATACCATTCTCCACGCTGTAAATTTAAAGAAGATGAATACTCATATAACTCACCGTTGTTTCTACTCTTACGTCTGATAATCAAATACCTACCATTACTACCACTTATAGCGATTTCAAATGGAATATGGTCATTATTAAATTCACGTTTAGTAACAATAACATTATCCTTATGGGATTTCAATGTTCTTCTAGCAGATGTCGCCAACCCACTAACTATTGCCGCAGATGGTGGGTCGTCATCAACTTCGAATGGACCTTCATAACTTTCACTCACAATTTGGGAAATTGGTACACGTAATTTAAATGTTATTGCAAAATCCTTTTCAAAATCAAAATTATGTGAGTTTTCAATTTCTACAAATTGATTATCAGTAGGGTCTTCTACTGTGAAGTTACCATAACTACCAGTACCATCAAAGATAGCATAACTACCATATGATGCAGATTCTGGTAATCCAAATCCAATTCGGTATGCTCTAGGAACTACCTTATATTTGCTAACATAATCAAGTGGGGTTATGTTTAATCGTTTACTTGAG